GAGGCTGAAAGAGTCCCTGTAAATTTACGAAAAATGGATGACACAGTCGCATTAATTAGAAATCCAAACACTAATGTAGGTGCTTTTGCTGATTTTGAAACAAAAGTTAATGCAGCTAAAGATAAATTTTTAAATGTTGATGGAAGTATAAGTGAAAGTGTAAGTAACACTCAACTATTAGACAGTATGTTAGGTTCAGATGTGTTTCCTATGATTAAAGCATTGGGAATTGGTGCTAGGGGTCTTGATACTCCAGCAGAAAGAAAATTTTTGCAAAAAGTTATGACTGGTGAGGTAACTCTTACTAGAGATACATTAACAAAAATGACTATGATACGCAGAAGACAATTTGAACAAATTGCTAAAGATTATAATATAGGTCTTGACACAAACAGATTTAAAAGAGTTAAAAAAATTGCTGGATTAAATAAAATTGACCTTAAGTCAGGCTCTGACACACCCCTTATATCTCAAGGTAAAAATAATGAAACAGGGCAAACTTTTAACATTTACGCTGACGGCTCTTCTTATTATTTAGATGACAAAGGAAACGTAACTGATAACAAGGTAAATGGATTTAATTGGCTACAATATAATTATGACTTTTAGGAAAACACATGGCAGATAAATTTACAATATTAGCTCCAAAAATTAACGTTACTCCTGACGAACAAAATTCTTCAACAAAATTTAGCATAATTAATCCTGTAGCAAAAAATGCTGTTGACCCTAATGCTCCTATTGATTTTTCATCAAGAAAAATGGTTGAGAATTTATTGCCTAGTTTAAAGAAAGAGGCAATAGATATAGGCTCTGCACTTATGAGTCCTATGGAAACAGGTGAAAGCTTAATAAATGTTATTGTAGGTGGAGTGCAAAAATTAGACCCTACAGGATTAACTGGCGATGACAAAATTAAATACGCTAATGCTATAGGAGAGTATTACGCAAATAAATACGGAAGTTTAAACGCCTTTAAAAGAGAATTGCAAAATAATCCTGCGTCTGTTTTAGGGGATGCATCTATGTTTATTACTGGTGGAGCAACTAGCGTTGCTAAAACAGCTTCATTAGCAAATAAATTTGCTAATTCAAATACATTAAGAAAAATCTCTGATGTTGCAAGTGATACAGCAAAAGTTGGTGCTTCTATTGACCCTTTTAATTTAGCGTTAAATACTACATTAACTACAGCAGGTCAAGGAGCTAGGGCATTAGGTATAGGAGCTAATACTGCAGAAAATCTTTATGAAAAAGCTTTAAGCCCTTCTTCATCACTTACTCAAGCTGAAAGAAAGGCTATAATTAAAACTGCATTAGATAAAAAACTAGGGATAGACTCTGCTGGCGTAGATAAGTTACAAAGTCGTGTTGCTGAACTAAATGAAAGAGTAGAAAAATTAATAGAAACTGCGACTAATTCAGATGTAGGAATTCCATCAAATGTTATATTTAAAAATTTAGAAAGTTTAAAAAATGATGTTGGTGGGTTTAAAATTGAAGCAGCAAACGATTTAAAAGAAATTGCAAGGATTGAAAGTAAATTTAAAAAATGGGTAAAGAAAATAGGAAAAGATAAAACAATTACAGCAAAAGATTTGCAAGATTTTAAAATTGATATTAGCTCTAAAGTTGATTGGAAATCCAAAAATTTAAAAGGAACTCCGACAGAAGAAAAATTATTTAAAAATTTACGCAAAAGTGCAAAAGAAGGTATAGCGGAATCAATCCCAGAAATAGCTCCATTAAATAAAGAATTAAGTGAGTTGTATAGTTTAGAGCCTTATTTAATACGAGGAGCAGACAGAATAAAAAATAGCGATACTATGGGCATCATACCTAGCTTAAGTTCGGCTGGTAATAGAGCTATTGCAAAATTAGGAATAGGAGTTAATGAATACAGAAATAAACCAATATCAGCTTTATTAGACAATAAACCTACCAGACCCTTAATAACGAATATTTTAGGTACAGTTGGTGATGTAAATTATGATAATGACAACTTATTGCCTTTTAGAAAGCTTGTAAAATTATATGAATAAAAATTATTTTTATAAAGTAAGCATAATGTGGCAAGAACTTACACTACCCCCAATCAATTTATATAACGCACCGAAGGGAAAATAATGGCATCAACTAACCAAGTACAAGAAGTAAAAGCAGGCTTACATACGCATGAAGAAGTTTGTGCCATTCGTTATGAAGGTATTAATGCAAGGCTTGCTAGGATGGAAAAGATTATCATGGCAGTATTTGCAGGCATCGTATTTTTATTAATTAAAGTCTTAATTAGTTTAGGTGGGCTATGAAAGAAACTACCGTCATCATTTGTTTTGCAATCGTATTATTATGGAGCTACTGCTATGCCATCCTTGTTCATGCGTAAGATTTTTCTTTCAATACTCACCTTACTAGCAGTGCTACCTATTAGCCCTGTCATTGCTTGTATATTATATGGATGGATTTACTAATGTTATCAGCCCTTATAGCACCAGTCGCAGCAATACTAGATAAGTTTATACCTGATGCCGACACTAAACAAAAACTAGCCTTTGAGATATCTACACTAGCAGAGAAACAAGCCCATGAGATAGCTATAGCACAGATAGCTGTCAACAAAGAGGATGCTAAAGGTGCATGGTTTCAAGCAGGATGGCGACCAGCAGTAGGCTGGGTATGTGTAGCAGGATTTACTATTAACTTTCTTGTATCGCCTTTACTCCATCCGTTAGGTATAATAGTACCACAGGCTGATACCTCTACTATGCTACCTGTTCTTATGGGTATGCTTGGATTAGGTGGATTACGTTCATACGAAAAGAAAAATGGATTAACTAAATGACAAGGTTAACACCTCACTTTACATTAGAAGAGTTTACCTTTAGTCAAACGGCTACAAGGAAAGGTATAGACAACACTCCTCATGAAGGAATACTGGACAATTTATGTATACTAGCAAACGGAATGGAAGATGTTAGAAACTTACTTAACGCACCCATACATGTATCTTCTGGTTATCGCTGTCCTGAACTTAACGATTTATTGGGTAGCAAACGAACCTCTCAACACACTCAAGGTCTGGCTTGTGACTTTACATCTAACGCTTATGGCAGTCCTCAAATTATTTTTGCTGATATTATTAGTTCCGATATTCGTTACGACCAGCTTATTCTGGAATTTGATAGGTGGATTCATATATCTTTCGTTGAAGATGGAGGAAATCCTAGAAAGCAAGCGTTAATTATTAATGGAGAAGGAGCAATGATTTATCAACCTTCAAGAAAACAATAAGCATTTAATTGGGTATCAACATCTAAAGGAAGTAAAAATGGATATACAAGAAATATCAAAGCATATAGTCGGTAAAACGATTGATGCTGTTGATGTTGTATATGGTGAAGATAGCATGGTTATTTATCTTGATGACGGTTCTTCTGTAGAGCTTATTATTGATAGTATCTATGCTAATGTGCCTGATTTAGACGATTAAACACTTTTCCTGGCTTGTCAGGAGGCTCGTGGTGAGGTTTTCTTTATGCACTTGAGGGGTAACCTACCCTTCTTATATCATTAAGACTGTTAACAGGGAATAAGTCTTTGTTCTCTATCTCATAGAGGTCAGCTTTAGTTACAAAAGTTGTTCCATTGCTTCTTGTTCTTATATTACCTTCCCTATAAAAATTAGCTTTTTCTTTAAAGTTATCTTTGTCTATCCAGCCACACACAGTCAAAACATCAGAAAGTTTATTATAACTACAAAACAAATAAGCATCAACTCCGTACTTTAATTGGCTTGCTATTAAGTTGTTAACGTAATAATTCTTTGGGTATACTTTTCTTCCCATAGTCTTTATGTCAATAGACTTGCCGTTTAAACGCATATCTACTCCACCATCAAATCCTTCAGGCTTCATTAAAGGTAATCCTAAAGCATGACATATCATGTTCTGCCCAAGAATCCCTGTTAACTGCTCCTCTTGGCTTCCATCAGCATGACCTCTTAATCCAATATTATTTTCTTGGTTAAATTGAACAGAGTGTGCAAACACGTCTTCATCTAAATCTAGGTTAAGCATAAATCCTCCTACCTGCTATTGTTAATAAGTTATCCATAGCTAAATCTAGCTTTAACTCATAGTACATAGGCTTCTTACTGCCTAACCATCTAGCATAGACAGCATCACGTTGCTCTTTGTCAAGGCTGTTAATAATGGCGTTGATTGTCCTTATGTTGTCAGCGTTAGCTTTGTCGCACATATCATCAAACGCTTGGGAAGAGTCACCTCCACTTGCCATTCCTAGAGATTTACTAGGATAGCCAAGCCTATTGTTATCGTGCTTCATAAAAAAAGCCCAGTCTTCTAACAACACCATAAGGCGTTCTATCCTCATTTAAGGCTTCCTAGCATATTGCCCCAGTCATGTGTCTTACGTACCTGCCCTGCATTTAAAGGTTTAGGTAGTTTAAACGCACCAGTTTTCTCTAGCTTCTCTAAAACAGAAATACCAACCCCTGCATACTTTGAAATTCTTGACCTGTTAGCATCAGGATGCTTTTGTATAAAGTCTATAGTTCGCTGTTTAAACACTTCAAGTTCTTCTGCTGTGTAATTACTTCTTTGCTTGCTCATATCAATCTCCTTAACTGATGTCTACAATTCTACTAACCCACTTGTTGTCTTTCTTATGCCATCCTTCAACAATGAGTGTCCAGTTAGCATCTCTTAAATGTTGAATAGCATCACTATCCTCCATCTTCTTTACCCTTGCACTAATGTTGCTGTAGCTAGTGACTTGGAGTCCTACGGTGTTGCCCTTACTATCAATTGCTAGTAAGTCTATAATACCAAAGAGGTCTTGGCGTATCTTGGCAAAGGCATTCCATCTCTCTACTATAGTAACTAAAGGGTAGTCACCACTATCCCTTAATCTCTTTAGCGTTCTTTGTGTCGGACTTATTGCCATCTTTTATCCCTTCAAATTGTTGGTTATTAGGCTTTTGCCCAAAGATTCTATCCCAGTTGTCTTGTAACTTTTTATCTGTTACTAACCCTGTTGGTCTTCTACCACTACCTTTTCCCATCACAGCTCCTTTGTATTTTGCATGAGTCAATAATATATTTATGTTTAAAGTCTTCAGGTAAATTTATGTTTTCTTTGTGTAAACATCGTGTTTCTTTTGGCGTTTCAAGTATATGGTTTTTTATATATTCATGGGCTTCAACGCACGATTTAAACGTGCCAACGTAATGTTCTGCAAGGCAACAACTATTATTACCAGCCTCATTACCTATTGCTACCATCAATATAAATTCAGCTACCATTTAAAAATCTCCTGATGTAAGAACCTTCCCTGTAATCTCGTGTCTAATAGTGAACTGCTTGCTGTTATAAGTCATAATAAACAGCCACCCATCATAATAAAACTCTTTCTCTTTCCATTCGTCATTTTTCATTACTACAATGTCCTTTTATATTAAACTCTCCTATCTCTGTGTAGGTCTTACACCACCATTTCTTTGCATGATATATCTTGGCTGGATTACCACAGATATGGCAAACAGGTGATTTAGGAACTTTTATTAGTTTTGCAG